AATTCTGGTACTGTATTATCGTCAAAAATATTTTCTTGACCCAAAGTTTGTAGCTGTGTATTGATCGCACCTTCTGGGCCAAAATTCAAACCTCCCCAAATAGTACCCCCAGCAACAGTTCTAGGGGTTACTATAGGACTTCCACCTCCGCCACCTCCACCACCAGTATCCCCGGGAATTAATCCTGTGATTCTAGTAATTTCTGAATCAATATAAGATTTAACACCATTAACTTGGTTGTCTAAATTGTATTGAGTAACTACTGGGTTAGCTAAGGATGGTGAAGGCAATGCAGCAGCTAATCCGGCACGCTCACCATAAGTTAATTCTGTAGTTCTAAAGAAGGGCCTGATGTCAATTACATCGCTGTCGGACAATACGACATTTCCTAAAGAATTTACTATGGCATTTTTACGAACAACTATGTAAGCCAAAGGTAGTATGGTTTGTCCAACTAGTTGAGTATCTGTCTCTGATAATTTTTCAGAAATTATTGGAGCGATATTCATTAAATCATCCGGGCTAGGGAATGATCCATGCACATCAATTGAAGTTGCTTGGAATCCATTTGTGGGTAGTAATGAATCCTTGTAATCTGCGAGGATTTGAGTATTCCCACCTGCATCGCGTGCGGGTGTGAGAGAATAATCGGATCTATTAATTCCAACTCCAGCACCTCTAACCAATCCTAAAATTGGTTTTGTGATAGTAACTGGTTGACCGCCAGACCATTTTTGTAGAGTAGTAGAAGATACATCTACTGGTTTGCTGTATACAAACAACAAGTCTATTCTAACGCTTGCATTACTAAGCAATGTTTTTGTGCCAGTGGAATCTATTGTAAAAAAGTCATTTGCATCAAAATTTGGGATTTGAATTGACAACTCTTCAGGAACATCTACTACGGCAGTTCTCGCTACACCACGGAATTGTTTTATAAATTCTGCGGATATTCTAGGTAATTCTCCCGCTGCGCCATAAGCTTGTATTAAAGTAGGTACAAATGGGAATGTACTCAACAAGGGCCATTTAGTGTATGATGTAGATCCGGGAACAGGAAAACTATTAACTATTTGAGTTCCGTAAACTTCATCATCGTTAATAACAGGCCAAGATAAAACACGCTCGATGAGTCCATTCAAGGATAAAGCATTTGTCGATACTGTGCTTTGAATTCTAGTTAATACTGCTTCAGCTAAAGTTAATCCAGAAGGGTTGTTGAATGATTCATAGGATGCTAATAAATCTCCAGTCAGCATCTGCAATTTTTGCAGAGGATCTTTATTGTATGCATCATTGATACGAGCAGTAAATCTTCCGGGTTTTACTTTTATTATATTAGTATTCCCTTCTGAATATGGGCGAAGCTCGTTCAATTCATTTCTATCAACTCCATCCGCTGCTGGGTTAGAAGCTATTTGACCCTTCAACCACATGCAGTTTTCTTGTAATTGTTTTAATGGAATATTATCTACTTCCCAATAATATGGATCGTTTTCTTTAAAATAACGAATGGGATCAGTAAATACAAACGAACTTTCTTTAAAGCCAGCCATTAGCTATATCTCCTTAAATCGAATATTTCCGCAGATTTAAATCCTTTTCCATACCCACCAAGATCGGCATCATATTGCTGACTTCCGGGTGAATTGAAGGATCTATAAATTGTAACCAAAGGTATTCTTCCTGATTTTCCTATTGCATTGTGACGAGCATTTGCAAAAGTATCCGCAGCAGACTCGTCTATTCTAACCCTATTTCTGTATCCGGGATCTAGCATTGCTGATACATAGTAGAAAGCGGATGTTGATATTCCGCTGTAAATTGCGTCGAAAGCGGAAGAACCTATCAAATTCGCAGATGGGTTGTACCCTTGAGCAAGCATTTGATAGGGTGCTCCATAAAAAGCCGCACCACCTGCACCTGTACCGCTTACATAACCAAGCATCTTCGCTTGAGTATGTGGTGAGAAGTACAATCTAAAGGGTCCATAATTTGCCGCTGCGCGTGTGCCCGATGCTCCATAGAAATCAAGAACACTAAGCGTGCTTGTATCTGGAGTGCTTGACGGTGCTCCAGATGCTGGAGTATTGGATGCACCACTAACATAAACCGCAGATGGCCCATAATATCCAGTCAAACTTGGATAATTAGAACTTACGGAAAGATGTGCTGCCTCTAGTTCGGAGCCTTGGCAGATATTCCATATTCTCAACAACTCGCAATTTCCAGAAGATGTATCAAAGAAATTTCCAGAAGTGTTGTACCATCCAGCAGCAAAGTTAACATTTAATGCATTTACTTTGCTTCCTCTTTGGGCTTTTACGCAAATTCCACCCTTGGAGAATGCAGCTATATTTGTTTCAGAATTGCCATTAGTGTAATCTGTTAAAAAGTAACCGGGGCTTGTGTTGTTGTAGGAATATGACCCTGCTGGAACTAAATTGTTCCCAGTTACTATATTAGAATCTTCTGGATTTGGATAAAACTGCATGTATCCCGCACTTGTATATGCCGCCATGCCAAATCCATTAGCATTATTGTAGTCATTTATGGTTGTAAGAGAAACAGGCCAGTATGCATTGTAATCGCCAAGATCCTCCATGTTCAACACGGAGTTATTGTCTACGACTACGCATGCGCGAATTGCGTGTAATTCAACTCGGGTGTGGTTTGAAGTATTGTCTAAATTCCAACTAGATACATCTAAATTCTTACCGACTTTTCTATGTGGGTTAAAATTAATTACAGAATTATTTTCAGCAAGAACGGCTACACCACCTTGAGCAACTAGTGTATTTCCATTAAACTCTATTTGTGAGTTTTTAGATGCATATGCTACGGCAGATCCTTTTTGCCCAATTAAGCTTTGAGGCCCAACCAAAATCGTAGGCCCAAAAGATGTAGTTCCATTTCCTATGGAAGCTTTAAAACAAACTTTACTATTATCATGGACAGAAATTGCAGTTCCAAATCCGGGCTGTTTAAAATTAGTTGAGGTGGTTTGATAGGTTGTTATTTTCGCATGAATTAATTCAGCATTTGAATTGTTTCTTACTTCAAATGCAGGCAAGTGCCCATTAGTTGTACCAACAGTGTAAGTTCCAAACCCAAAACCAGCGAGTATATTGCCAACTTTAGTAGGGAGCGAAGATGAGTCTGGGTATCTTAAATCAGAATGATCTAACAGCATATGTTGACCATTCAAATGGAAATTGAATTGTTTGTAATCTTCACCAATTTGGGTGTTTGTATATGAAGTTCCAACCGCAGGCTGAATTAATTCAGGATTGAATTTAATATCTGAGTTATACGCCTGCAATCCAATTTCTTGATTGTACTCCACTGTTAGCAATGGAATATTGAGTTGTGAATTATTCGCAACTATACCATAAGCGTTATTGAATGTTTCCAACCCACCTTTATGATCCCAGATTGAATTATTCATTATCAATCCAGTTTTCTTGTTATACATGGATTGGATCATAGTGGGGCCATTAGTTGTTGTAAATGCCGTGGTAATGGAGTTTCCACCAGTAATCTTGGAATTGTTTAATTCAATTCCAACATCATTAAAAGCAAATTGCGAAATAAAATCAACCCCAGAGTATTGTACATATGCTGTACTAACGGGAATAAAATTGATTAAGCTATTTTCAGCGTACAAACCAATTCCATTTGTATTAGTTTTTCTTGCAGTGGTTGTTGATGATACATCGTAAATTCTAGCACCAACTATGGCTCTGCGAACTTCTACATTTGAATTTATTAGTTTGAACCCGTGTTTGCTGCATCTGACAGCAGCGCAATTTTCCAATGTTACATCTGAATTAACTACATTGAATCCAGACTCTGTTGTGTGTGCAAGGGTTGCACCTGTAGTATCCAACGCTCCATCAACCAAGAAATTACGAATGAATATCGGACCATCACAATTACTAATTTTTACATTACTCAAGAAATTTCCATATGACAACATTGCCACATTTGAACTAGCTTGTATTGCAGGTCTACTAATGGTTCCACCCGCGATTGTATTTATTGTTGATATGTCGTAAGTATTGATCGTATTGTCTTCGTTGTTTCCATATTCTTCTATCGCAAACAGGTTTGTTCCGCCAGTTTGATCGAATGAAGAATCTTTAAAACTAAATATGGGTTTTTGCGACAACAATGAGTTTATAGTGACGGGGGATGATTGATTGCCATAAGGATAATTAACTATCCAAGATCTGTTATTAGCGTTCAATCTTGCATCTATAGTGGCACTCAAGACAGCAGCACTAAGGGCCAACGCAGAGGCATTGTGGAACATTTCCTTAATCATTACAGAACTTACAGAGGGGGGCGTTGTTTGATATAACGCAGAAGGGCTACCTGCCGATCCAAATTTAGATCTAGCAAATACTCTGTTTATAATTTCCAGCCCCGCGCCCGGACACGAATCATCAATCTTAATATTGTTTAAATTAAGTTCGCCCAAGTTTCCAAAGCTAGCGACCTCAATAATAATCGGATATGTAATGGGATTTGGTAAAGTATTAATTACGGAACTTAAACTTTTAAATATGATTCCACTAGAGTCTCGACCAGCAGCGAACGAGTAATTGGAGGAAACGACAAACATTTTTCCGGGGATGCCGGAAAATCCATCTTGAACAGGGTAACCTATCCTCTCCCAAATATAGTCCGTGCGATCCTCTAGGTCATAGACAGGCAAGTTATCCTGCTCCCAATTATAAAATGTGGAAGAATCAAATTTAGTTACAGTCTCCTGCCAGTTGTTTATGCTACCAACTAGTCCAGATGTTAAATATAAGTCTTGAGGGATAAATGCCATAATTAAATTCCTAGAATGTTATAGTCCATTTAAAAACTAGAGCAAAGTCCGCTGTTTTTTCTATTTGAGAAAAATATTTGTATGCAACTAGAATAGGCGCGGGTGTTGACAGCTTCCTAATGTTATGAACAAAGATACCTATTTCATCTAAGTAATCAGGTAGCCCGTTCGCATTTCCCGGGCCTAAAAACAAAGTAAACCTGACTGCATTTTTAGACACCCGTTGAATATTATTATCGGGTATTTTAACAAAAATTTTATTGTTTATGATAGACCCATTTACTATTTGATTTAATGTACTAACTTGAATTTCCCCGGTAGATCCGTACAAACCTACGCTGCTTAAAGCCGAAGTTAATTGATATGTGCCTATTCCGGGGGTGCTACCGTTAGTCCCGACTTGAAACCAACGGATTTGATAATCGTATGCTTTATCGGATCCAGATCCTGCAAATAAATGAGCTAAAGCTACTCCCATCCCGGATACAATTTGATTTGTATCTGAAAAATGGAGTTCTTTCCTACCATCTGCGTAGTGCTTCCAAACTTCTAATTCCCCTGTAGGGCTATAAATTTCTCTGTTTCTCATACTAATGTATATATTTCACTTAATCACAAGAAGAATATTCTCCATATTATGGTTAAATTGGAGTAATTCCTTAAACCTGCGTCAGAGCCGTTATCTTGAATCGCCACTATATTTTTATTAAATGTCTTTTTACTAAATAATCTGTAATCTAAAACATTGAGGTATGGGTGGAATGCGTAAGGAGGAGTTCTACCCGAAGCCAACATGGATTTTAAATTTAATCCCCATAAGCCCATTTGGGTAATACCCCCGTAATGATTTGCAGCTAAAGCGTCAGATCCACTAACAGTTATTTGATAAATAATTTCTCCAGTTGAAGAAAATGAATTTGTTGATGATGTAACTAATCCACTTAGAGGATTAGTTGAACTTGTGGTAGTAACAAACCCATATATATCCATTGAAGATACCGTATTAAAATTACTACTAACGCTCACAGCAGAAGCTATGGTTACTCTCCCCCCCGCATTATTTAAATATCCAAGAGTAAAAGTACTGCCCGATCTCCTAGGCCATGCGCCTGATCTAATAAAAGCTCTTGCGATTATAGTGCCAGCAGCACTAGCTCCATATTCATTTAAATTTACATTTTGTCCAAAAACTTCAATAGCAGATAAACCGGAAACCCCTGTTACATCATTATATTGACCAGACGGGATATATGCTAATTTATAATCTAAGGGATCTGGGTCGTCGGGCAAAAATAGAAACGGCACATGAGAAGAAACTGTTAGTGAACTATTTGTCAAAGTTCCAATTCTCGACGCGCCAGCCTCACCAGAGGCAAAAGCATCAGCCCCATGTGCATTGTACAAATAACCAGACGCGGCTTTTCCAAAAGAAACTGCACGCACAGTAAAGTTAGAAGAATCATAGATTGCAGATGCACTTGAGATAGCAGAACCTTCCACAGGAAGGGCCATTAAATCACAAATCATCTCGCCTGCACCGTCCACAATTAAATTATGAGACTCCTCAACCAATTCCTGTTGGGGAGTTCCATAATTTTTATATATTTCTACTATACCTCTCATCTGTATATGTCTATGCTTGTGTATTGATTAAATCCAGCAGATTTGGTTTGAGGACCCCAATCTGGGTGGTGTCTATAGTTTATTCTACTACCGCCTGATGTTTCAAATATTCCACTAGTAATTGATGCTTGTCTTGATGCCCTTGCAGACGCTACATCCACAAAATATCTGTAAGAAGTAAGTAATTCAGTTGGTTCAAATTCAGAAACATAATCATTAAGTGTAGTATCTTTCATGCCAACATAATCAAGGACAACATAGCTATTGTTTGTTTCATCTGGAAGCATGAACACTTCTATAGTATATCCTTGATTAGATCTGTGAACTTGTTTACCTGATACTCCATAATAGTTTGGAATACAAATGGGAGGGTTTAAAGTGTTTACTTTAACAGTAAAATCTTTAAATACTTCTGAAACTAAGTTATCTATGTTTACTTTAGTTATCGCACTCGTGTTAAATACCTGATCAATACACGGAATAGACGATGTTAATATTGTGTTTGGAATGGTTTGGACTGGGTACGCATTGAAATGGGACAACTCCTCTACTTTTTGTAAATTTAAATCAGAAACAGGAGTTATTACCCAATCAAAGTTTTTATTATAAGACCAAACATACCCACCCTCAGGATCTGTGTGAATCCACATACCCACTGCCGCCCCACCTATAAACCCACCGGATTCCTTACCCGCAAAATACCTTACAGTAATATCAAATTCATGTTCTGGTATTAAGAAGTTGGGAGTTCCATAATTTTTTAAACTAAATCTAAGTCTAGGTAATCCAAAGAAGCTAGCCGACTTAAGTTTAATTAATGGGTTACCATATGAAAAATTATCTTGAGCTGTTCGAGAATCGCTGGTATTTAAATTGTAAACTGTAAATGAGTTTGATTCAGAGTCCCCAGAAGTTTGAACAAATTCAATTCCACTTAATATGTGGGGATTTCGGAATTCGTATTTTTGTATGTACAATGAGTTTGTTGTGCTGGCGACATATGTCCCTGAAGGGCCTCCTAAAGGGCTTAAAATTCCACTACCTTGCCCAGAGTTAATTAGCTTAGGGGAAGACAGAGAAGAAGTTATAAGTGAATAAGTTGTTGCTGCGGATCCTGATTTATCAAAGAACCCATTGAACAACAACGGCCCATATGTGTGAGAGATTATATTTGGACCTCCAGACAAATCTAATATTTCTTCACTTAAATCATGTCCACTAAAATAAGTTACATAGTCTTTGTAAGACCTATGGACACCCATTCCGAATCCAAAATCAAAAAACTCTTGTATCGAACTAGGCCCTCCGCTAGCGTTTGATAGATTTCTAGCGATGTCGGAATAATATGCAGACGCATCATAAGCACTTGCAGCAGATTCATTTTGAATATCTTCGTATGCTTGCCCGTATGCGCGGGAGACTATCTTGCTATGAATTAATCCAATGATCGGGTCACAATCCCCCCGAGTTGAATATTTAGAACAAGCAGGCAATTCATAAGTTATTCCGCGACATGGGAAGGTATTGCTTGTTGTAACCCCATTTATAACTGAAGAGGATCTCAAATCCTCACATCGAGTGTAAACTTGTGGTAATGAAGAATAGTACGGGATAGAAACAAACTTACCTGCTGATGGGATATATCCCAAGGGCATGTAATTATTGTAGTTTTGGACAGTAGATGGTGCAAGATAAGGTGGCATGTTAAATCCATCTCGATAATACCAACCTTCCTTGGGTAAAAGATTTTTATGGCTACGGCGACGAACTGAAGTTCTTTTTAAATTCGATAATGGAACGGTGGATGTAAATACAAAGTCTTCAAGTGTATCCACATCAGTTCTTTTAAAGACTCGACCTAAAGAACTCATGTTCATCCCTGAAAATTCAAATCCACCAATTGCCCCAGAAACAAACACATCATCAATAGCAAAGACTGCATCTTCACAAACTAGCTCATTGTATCCAACAGAGTCAAAATCAGTAACAGTTAAATCAAAATTAGGTATCGCGTGCGCGGGTACGAACAATTCTAAAATTCTTCCAATTGATTTTAACCCCGTGTACGATCCAATTTGAAGGACATCAACATTTACATCGAATGTAGAAGACGAAACATCAAAACTAAAGTGAGACGATTTCCCGTTCCACATTGGTAAAAATTTATATTTACTTTGATTTAAAGTTCCTAGGATTTCGTTATAATTTGGTGGAGTTTGGTATTGTTTTGTAAAAAATAAGAATCCATTTCGAGAAGATTCTCTAGTGGATAGTAGCACATTTTCATCTATGTATGTGTACAACTGATCCGCAAAAGCTCGTCTGACCCCTAAACAAACCAATCTATCGTAGATATAATCTAGCAATCCACGAGTTACAGTGCAGTATTTGTAATACTTTTCATATTCCCAAGGCGGGATATTGGTTATCCTATCTCTATATTTGAATACAAAGTCCTCATCATTTATACGGAATGGGGAATCCCCAATATAGAAATTATCCGGGAATAAAGATACAGCCCTTCTTAGAATATCATCTACAACAAACCGAATATTAGTATCCATGTTTGTTTCAGAGTATTCCGTAATACCGAGAGCGTCTGCTACGGATCTTGTCCAAATATCGAAATTATCGAAAGCTGATGTTTCAGTATTCAATGCATAATAAATCAAGTTAGGAATATAAGATTCCCAAAGTTCTTCTATCTTAGAAGACATGAAAGAATTTTGTTGATAACTATCTCCGAATAAAGTCTTGGTTACTACATCAAGAGCAGTTTTAGTACCTTTTGCCTTGTACACTTCAACTGCACTTTTTAATTGAGTACGCCAGCGTTCAGGATTTGGTCCAATTAATTCCCAGCCGATTAATTCTGCTAAATATGGTAAATATTGTTCTGGGCAATCATCAATACTTTTAAGTAAAAGCAAATTACTTACTTGGTCGTTTATATCAAACATACCAAAGGAAATTGCTTTTAAAAGTCTATGAAACACACCAGAAGACTCCAGCGTTTCTAGATAAGAACTTGTTGAAAGATAATCGTCAAACGCATTTTGAACTCTGTAGTCCTTAGAGTCTGTTTGTAATGGAGAATAAATTACATCAATCAGGGTTTCTAATTTTTCCAGAGGAAGAGTGCCCGATGTATACTTATCAGATCCTGAAGTGAATCCAGTTGGAATAAAGTTTTGGAACAAAGAGCATACAGAAGTATTTCTCCAAATATGGTTTTGTAATCCTTTTATTCCATCATTCAAATAAATAGTATCACCATAGAAAGTCTTGTTTACTAGAATATCTCTTACATATGATGACGGTTGATACGCAAGACCTGCTGGACCAGATAAATTCAAGAAATACAACCACGACATATTTTCTATCAAATAATCGTGAGCTTCGTCTTGTGTCAATAATCCAAACAAATAATTAGGTTTATTCAATTGAATGTTTGGTAATAAAGTGCTAGTAATATATGCGTTAAACTCTCCGCTAGTAGTAAAATCTTTTAGTCTTTTGTTAAGAGGTTTTAATATTAATCTTTCAAAATCAAATGCGTCTAATTTTAATATATTATTTTGTTTTACAAAATATGACGCTATTCCAGAAAATGATCTTAGTGCTGAACCTTCTGTAGTTCCTGATATGTTAAAAATAGTATTAAAATTTTTGGCAATGTCTATGTGGGAATTTATTAATCTATCAAGTGGTGATATTTGTTTCCCAAAGGTTGCGACATCATCATCCAGATAAAGATCTGGTGTAAGCATCTCTAATACTTCAACATAATTTCGTTTGAAGTATTTTTGATTTGAAGCTATGTCGTTAAAGTTTGTCATCAGACTGTCACTATATTAATTGTATAATTGTTCAGTTGGATTATTTCATTGAAATCCACTGTAACATCCGTATCTAAATTATCAACAGTTGCATACCGTACTTCAGGTATGGTAAATATAGAACGATTGAGGTCTGCGAGAACTAGTGTTTTGCCAAAATCAAAGTTGTTGACATTGAAGAAGTTTGTTATTCTTCTTCTAACTTTACCTTTTATCAACTCTTCTTTTGCAGATAAATTCTTATCTATTCTTACCGTCACCACTAAATCCAAAGTTCTTATCAACCCGTCCACCACAATTATCTCGTCTGTAAGCATTTTTTTAGGTTGCATCGCAGCAAGCAAGTCACTCTTAAATGGAATAGTAGCTTGTTGTAATTGAAGGGGGGAGGCTATCTGTAAGAGGTAGATATCTAAGATATTAGCTGAACTATAAGCGTCCCGAACTACAGCACGAGCTTTTCCTGTAGCTCCGGTTTGGCTTACGAATGCGTTTGCAAAAGTAGAATAATCCTCGGCTGTGACCAATCTATCTTGCCGTTTGAATGTTAGAGGGGCATACCGTTTGGCATGTTCTACTGTCTCAGAATCCTGACCTCCTGTTGCAAGTGTAACATTTTCCAAAGTCCCCGTGTCAGAACCAATAATCAATTGGGTATTAATAATTTCCGAATTTATGTTACCTCTAGTGCCACCTCCAACTCTGTATGCTATTGTGTATTCCGCATCTGCGGGAGGAGATTTACTTACAATACCGTCTCCGAAAACTACAGTTGCACCATAGGAATCGTCATACACAATTTCATACAATCGTTCACCGCCACCGGAAGCAAAGAATAGATTGTCCACTTGAGTCCAAGCACCAGAGGCAGCAGCGTCATTTGAAGTGATATAAACCTCTACACTCTTCTCAACAACCGGAGATGTGGTCAATGCCACTCTTTTTATTAAATCTGTAGAATTAAATGCCCCAGTTTGAATAACTAATGCGCCTTCTAGCAAAGCTAAATTTGTCCAGACTGTGCTGGCAGTATTTTCGGATTCTCCAGTAGTTAGATCAATAGATGCATCTGAACTAATTGGAGATAAAGCTCCACCGGGTTCTGTTTTGTACAAAGTAAAATTAAGAGGACCCCCATCTTCTGGGGACGCTATTGAAACGACCCTCTGGGATGGGGTTATATTTAATGGTGCGTTAGTAACTGCTGAATTAAAAGACAATCTTGCATTTGCGACCGAAGAAATAGGCCCTTTCATTCTAACCCCAACAAGCTCCATCAATTTTTTTACATTGTTTCTATTTTTTGCAGTTGATAGGAACGATTCATTTGCAAGCATATCAGCTTTCATGGACATGACTGCTCCCATGTAAGCTACTAGTTCAATCAACATCATGCCGAGATCAGACTCAGAAAAATTTTGATAATCTAAAGGATATGTTGCTTTGATATAATTTACAAGGGCAGTTCTTAAAGTTAAAAAATCCGTAGCGGCATAATCAATCGTATCCCCGCGCTTAGACTCAGGAATATTTACTAACTTTAAAAAGTCTGATTGTACGGTTCCGTTAAATGCCATGTTATCCTATCTCCACATTCACATCTAGGGTTTGCTGGTTAAGCTCTTCAACTTGCACAGTTAAATTTATGTAAAGACCTTGCAGTCCTTCCATGCTTATGCTCTGACTTGGGTATACTCGCAAACTAACTACTTTAACTCCCGGAGCATATTTATTAATTGCAAGAAGAATATCGTCTCGTATGTTTTGAACAGTAAATTTATCTAATGGCTCAAATAAAAAATACTTTAAATTAGTGCCAAAATCTGGGAGCATAACTCGCTCACCTTTTGTGGTTAGTAGTAATTGTCTTAAATTATTTCTAACCAGAGTAACACCAGATTCTTTTGAAAAGTAACCCCGTTTAGGATTAGCAACCAATGGGTAAGAGAATCCATAGATTTTTTTAGTAGTGGAAACTACATCCTTCTGGATCGCTTTTGAAACTGGTCTTCCGTAAAAATTAGTCGCCATTATAAGTCAATGTTCTTGAAGAACCCTTTCTGCCCATCAAAATTAGTCTTAGTCTCACTAGTAGTTAGGGCTTTTGAGTAAAATTTAACACTTCCTAAATGGCCGTTTAACCCGCTTCTGAGTCCTGAATCTAAATTCATAAACCCTCCTGCGTTTTTATTTCCATCAGAATAACCCCCACCTAAAATCCACGGTGTGAAGTAATCATTAAGTTTTGGTCCATTTATATGGAATGGCGATCCGGTAGACGAGAACGAATATTCAAAACTATTAGATTGTTTAAATGATGGTATTCCCGGAGCTGTGTATGGAGGGACACCAAATACATCGGACAAGGCAGATGTAGCCACTAATTCACCATCGACGGCTATCCTAACTTGGTTTAACTGTGGATCAACTGCGACACTAAAATGCATAAATTCTGAGTTTACAGAACTTACATATTTTCCACTAGCTAACTGCTTGGATATAGGAATGGCGCACTTTAATACTTCATAACCAGACGCACAACCATTTATGCTTGCTTTATTTATAAACGCAATATCTGATGCGTTAATTGACCTAGTAGGAGCTATATAAAAAATTCCACCAGATGCTGGATTTGAGCTATTTGTAGCGTTAGGCGCAAGGCTAGATGTAAGTTGGCGATCTCTAGTGAACCCAATTAACATTCCTTTGGTAACTGTGCTATTGTTGGAATAACCTACTTGAGTTGGATCCAATGATTCATTTAATCCACCTGTGTTTTCACAGCCTAGGATAATTCGATGCATGGTGGATGTTCCATACCCTGTTGTTGGATTAATATCCCCAGTAACAACTCTAGAAATTCCGGGGGTGTAAACCCAAGACTCAAAAGTAAATCCTTTGGGGCTGTAAGTCCAATCTTGAAATTCCCTAGTGTCAGGCATTATTGCAAAAGAACCAATTCCATTAATACTTGTAGCGGTTGAATAAGTTGCAATTCCATTGAATCGAGGTATTGCTAGTCCTTTGCTAAATACTGAAGATGGCGTGTTAGCAATTAATTGAGCATTATTGTAATTATTGCTACTTGCACAATTCAATACATTGTACTTGTCAGACCCTATAGTGGTAACTTCTCCATCCAAGAAGTTGTAGATTGCAAAAAGACCATCCTTAACAATTACATCAGTGAGTGACAATATGGATGCTTGCGATCCATTTGAATCTGGATCATAAACAATTGCACCTGCTCCAACAGATGGAACAACTAAATGATTCATAGTAACCACAGATTCAGCCTCAGGTGCGGTCACGAACTTGGGTTTGAGGGGTAGTACGACTCCTGATACTTCTGCTTGACGCAAAACTAATTTCTTTTGATTCTCATATGCTACGGCTAAGTTAAGGTCTTTTAAGTATGAAAAATCATTGATTGGGACTTCTCCCTTTTTGAAGAAGGCTCCTTTTCCAAACAAATATGGTGCTTTGATAGCGACTTCAATTTGTTTTTTACGCCTATTAATCTTTGAGTCATACATGGCAGCAGTAGAATACAAAGATTGTCTCAAATTATTTACAACGGCAACGCCTTCGTATGTTTCAGCTATTCCGACTTGCGCTGACAAATCATAAATGTGTTTTGTTTTTTGATTTCTTAGAATGCAATAAAAATGATCTGCGTCATATTGCTCCATCATATCCGCAGAGTTGTCTATTACATTTAAATCAAAAATAGTATCGACATAATCATTGATTGATTTTAAAGAAACCCCAAACCCTTTTCCTCCCAAGTTTGCATCTTGTTCAAACTTATATTTTTCTTCAGGGAGAACGATACCGCTTACTGTAGGAAGCCCACCGGATTGCGAATCATAATACAAACCATCAACAGACAATAGGAATTGCCCCTTTTTGGATTTGGGTGGGCCAAAAACTAATCTAAATATTGGATCTGTCGGAGCGGATGAGAGATCCTTCGCAGTAAGGAACCCTGTACCCGAAACCAAATCTGAATTGATAAATACTGGCTCTAGTGTTGGATCGGCAAGCCTTGCTGCCATTACATTTCTTGCGTTTTGCAAAGCTTCGTCGGCCTCTGCTATGAAAGCCAAAGATGATTGGACTTCTGCTATCTCAACTGCATACTGAGTCTCCACATAGTTGGGATCTAATTGTTTTGCTTTTAATGCAGATGGTCCTTTTTGCAAATCTAAGAACTGCTTATAAGTGTTTACGCAATCAATTACCCCGTTTACTACCTGCGCTGCACCTAAATAATTGGCGTAAAGCTCAGTTCCAAACTGTGTAGCATACCCTACTGCATCAGCAATTGCGCCAACTTCTTTTCCTAAACTAAACGCATCCTTATCTGAACCGTTTCTGCTGAAATCCGAAGTAAATCTAAAAGTTCCATTTTCTGTATCAATTTCAAAGATTCCGTTTTGTTGTAGAATCTTCTTTTTTATACTGGCTATGTGGGAAGACGCTCTATCTCGACCTTGTTGGATTTTTTCTGAAATACCCAAAACAGCATTGCTGGGTAGTAGTGCTAATGCAGCACTTTTTCCAATATCTAATAAGCATTGTGGAACTCCAAATGCTGTAGCTAGGGAGTCTACCGGGCTTGCACCCTCCCCAAATACCTTTGCTGCTGTTTGTAGGTCAAAATAAACCATATTAATTTAAATAAATTCTATTCCCACTTATATTTATGTCACCATCCGCAGAATTGATAAAAACGCCTTGTTCACCATTGATAACAACTGTTCCCCTTGCGTTCATTTGAATATCTCCACCCTCACCCCCAGCAGTTAAATTTATCTGTTGGTTGTCGCCTTGAGCTTGGATATTAATATCATTGTGCGTTGATACAATGTTTATATTTCCAGCAAGTGGATCGCTTCTACCAACCCCATTCGCGCCCGTGGATGTGTTTACTATATTTAATACTCTACCATCAATAACCTGAATATCCATTGATGCATTTCTGGAAGTTATATTTATATTTCCAGTACACTCCATGGTTATTGCATCAGACCCCCCTTCCCCTTCGCAAAAATTCTCAGTTAAAGTAACTTTGGCAGATCCAGTTGAGTTCCTAACTATGACCGATCCTATGCTATCATTTAACTCAACTTTCATGCCGTTGGACGATTCCAACATTACTTTTTTATTTTCCTCTATAGGGGAATACGAATCAGATAAAACTAATTTATTGCCTTTGGGGGAACTAAAAATATATTTTTGAGGAACCACACCTCTAGCTTTATACGGATCTAAAAATGGATCAACAACCCCTTCGCCAGTTATTTTACCCTCCGATAAGGAATCACCGACACTTGGTTCCATGACTGATCCCATGAAATACCAATCGTTTTTATTGTTAGGTTTACAAATTAAAACTTGTGTTCCAACCTCTGGAATAGCCATGAAGCCTTTATTGTTTTGAGTTATGTAAGGGGACACATATCTAACTTCTACGCCGTGTGGGTATTGTTCAAATGTAACTATAAAAGTACCTGTTTTAAACAAATCTACATTATCTCGAACATCAGCTAATACTATTTCCATATTCACTCCTCTGCCTCTTTAACTTCTATGGGTTCTGTAGACTTCTTACCTATTGGCATCATAGGCTTTGGCATTTGGATTCTAATATCTTTTGTAATATGGAATGTAGAATAAGCTTCTCCTTTTCCTATTGAATGTTCGTACCCATAAATCACCCACAGCCCGTTAAGCACATCGCTAATGGAATTGGTTTTATTGATTCCTAATATTGAAGATTCTCTCACAAAAAGCAATGCGGGGTTGATAGATCCAACACTATTGGACAGGTGGAAGAAAGGTAAAGTTCGAATGGTTCCTCGATATGCTAATTGAGACATTTCTTCCAACATAGTTAAAAAATGTACAGTCGGATTTTCTTTTTTCCACCATTCTAAGTTTTTAACTAAAGTTTTGTCTCCAGACAAAGCCATTAAGGATGCAAAAACTGCTTCGATATCTTCTTCCGAAGTTTCAGCAAATAAGGATAACTCTTTTGCAGCCTTGATTCCTGTGTAGCTTAACCCTTTGGTCCCATCTGGTTTTATCACTGTGAAGTTTTTTATAATATTAGAAACATGAAATTTGTCCAATTCTAACAAAGCATTAAAGCCTTCATCCGTTTTATTTACTGTGCCCCTAGACCCTCGATGGAGTTTAGTTGTTTCATAAACTATTTTATTTAATATATTAAAATAGTAATGATTAACATCCATGTCAAGATCCAAAACATTTGGATCTTGAACCCCAAATTTAAATACTGGGATATTAGCTTGTTCTAGTCTTTGCTGATCTACGACATCAAATGCAAATTGTGACTTCGGTAAAGAGTATGAATTAAAGCAATTATCTTGTTTAGCTATTTGGAAATATTTGTTCGCTATTTGGAAGTATTCATCCGAAGCAAATTTTTTGTCTCTATATGCAAAAAGATAATTATAATTAAAATAAATATTTGTTGGATCTTCTGCTTTTTTACTTTTTTCAATCTCCGCCAAAGTTGCCTCGTCACCGCCAAAACCAAACTTGAACAATCCTATTTTTTCTAGTTTTATCTTACCATAAAAAAACCTATCAATCATGGTTTTATCACCATAAATTAAAATTGGTTTTTCTGGATCTATGTCTAGAATTTCTTGCCGTCTTCCTGAAAGCTCACCTAAACGAATCTTTTGTCTAATATCAAAGTTGGACTCGATCTCTTGTCTTCTTGCTCTTTCCTCTGCCCCGTGTTTGTCGCAATATTCTTTAAAATCTTTTATGAAATCAACATTATTTTCAATCATGAATACAGGTTTAATAACTTGCAAACCAGTAGATAGCCCAGCAGTAACAATCTTCAAAGGATCCATGAAAGTTTGTCCCGGTTTTTTGACTAAACTAATTTGCAAATTTTTTGCAGTTCTTGCTGCATCTGTAACCCGCTCAACGACTTTTGCGTTTGCATCAGGAGTTCCATTTGGTGAAATTAATGTTGTATCGCTATAAGTAATTATTTTGTCACCCGATGTAATTTCAGATGTTATGTCAAAACCTAAATCTTTTAGAATTTTAGGCACTACATACAATCTCCTCTTGCTAATAGCCTGCTCTTTCCCACTAGGCAGTTTAACATATATTGGAGCATTTCCATACAAGTTAGAATTAAACCTATATTCCCTGTTATAACTGTCTTCCAATGGTTTCATCAATAAGTTTATATCGGGGAACAATACCACTATGTTTGCTTTGTTAGCAGTGGCTTTTTTTAAATAATCTTTTATACATTCCGATATTGCATAATGATAATCATAAACACCCTCTTCTCCGGGGGAACTTCCAGTTGAGTTTAGTTGACTCACTCTACTAGCTTGAGCTTTTTCTTCTCTATCTTTCTGTTCTTTGGTTGCATTAAGTAGTGGAACATCATCTGATCCCCCATAAAAAAAATCTGTAAAGTTTACTGGGTCTTGTGTTATGGTAGTAATCAAAGGGGATTGTCCAAAAATTTGTATATCTCTACCTAATTCAAATCGTGATGAATCAATAGGAGTTAATCCCGGAAACTCCGAATCCACGGTAAAAAGAACAGTGACGGTTCTAAATCCAGTTTCAGCAGAAAATCCAATTTTTGCACCCGTCATAGTACAAAGGAAAGGCCCAGCCCAATTGTCTAGGTTATCACCACATCCATACGATATGTAAAAATTTGCCAAGCCTTTTGGGTTTTGTAATCTAGCTAACCGTGCCTGAATTTCTGTAATATATTGCTGTCTTTTAGCCTCAAATTCATTTACTAATTTTTGATACTCCAATTCCCCTCGTTCTTTTATTTGTTCTGGTGTTTCATCCTCTTCCCCGGGAGCGACTATATTGAAATTTCTTTTGTTTCTTTTTTCATTGCTTAAATTATATAAATCGTTTTCAATTGTCCCGTCAACTAATGCCACGGCCCCCATGTTTTTCCAGAAATCGGGGTCATTCTCATTTTGATGATCTAATATATTTTGTAATCTAGCTATTTCTTCTTCAGTATCAGTAGCGTCAAACAGGTTTCCACTCTTAGGAGCTAATAATTGCTTTAATGAGTTTGCAATGTAATTTTGTTCAAAAACTCTACCGGGGTCTAAAAGTTCTAAAGTGATAGTAAAATTGTCAGTCTCACTTCCTTCTTTTTGTTGAAAAGAATAAGCATGGGCTAACTTTATAAAATTATCTGAGATATTATTAAATAGTACATAGTCTTTCGCGGCACCCAAATATGATGAAAAGGAACCTTGCTTTATCGCCTTTTTTAAACCAGAAAAAACTTTTTTGTCAAAGGCAATTAGAATATTGAATGTGGGGATTGGTTTAGTCATAATTTAGGAATTAAAATTCTGTCGCCTACATTTAATTGTTCAAAAGGGTCTGAAATATTATTTGCTAGCATTATTAGCCACCAGTAACCCGGAGAATTGTAGAATAATTCTGATATTGCGTCCGGTCTATGTTGATATCCGTTTGGGATATATCCAATATCAAAATCATAAATTCTGTTCATGTATTTAACCAGCAGGTCATTTGCTGGGTGACCAACCGAAGTATTGGTTTTAACCCCTCGATGGTCCATAAGCACTTGACCTACCGCATATCTAGTTCTATCTGTGTTAACACTAATCATAATCTTCTACTCTTGTAATCTGTTCCTATATCCAATCTAATCGGATCAATTGTATTGATGTTCCCTACCATGGCTTCCCATCCAACACTATTGTCTCTCTTAGATATTTGTTTTACATCAAACTCTCCGAAATCACCAACTCTGATTTCTTGTAAATTTATTTCAAAGGATATCACGCGAGGCAACAAAGTTTTTAGATCATATCCATGGTTTTTATCATAATCTATTTTGTAATCTAAAGCTACACAAGGAACATCCTGATACATTATACCATGATTTAATCTTATTATTGGGGGTCCATTTGTCGGATTTTTTGCATTGTTTAGGATGGATACTCTAACCAAATTTACCCAATACATGATAAGATCAATAGCTTTAGTAATCTGAGGTCTTAAGTTATCCGCAGCCCGTCTGACTTCTGTTACTCCTTTATCCACAACAGGACGAGGTGGGTTAAAAAAATCTTCTGGAGAGGTTCTTAACGGTGGAGCAAAAAAATCTTCTGGAGAGGTTCGTACAGGTTCATAATCACGATTTAAATCTAAAAAATACCTGTCATGATCTTCTGCTTTTCCAAGTAAAGCTTCTATTTTAGGATCATTAGAATCCCCAAAACTTTTTGTAAATTCTTTTCTAAGTTCTTCTTTGCTCTTGAATGGTGTACTTCTGTTCATGTACATAGTGTCACCATAAGCCAAAATGTGAGGAAGAGTCATCTTAAAGTTTATGGAAAAGACTCTTGATTCTGCACCAGTGAAAGACATCAAAGTTGAGTTTCTTCCAACTGGCTGATACTTGGCATGTATGGCTTTTCTTGATTCCCTTATTTCTGGATCTTCGTAGAAAAGCAAATATCTGACATGGGGAGATTCTTTGCCTGATTCATAAAATTCAAATCTTAAGTAAGATCTTTCTTCTAATTTCCTATTGAAGTAAGAATCAGGAGGAACCTTGTTATAAACAGAGACTGTAGCTTTTGCTGATTCGACTATGCTTTGTTTTATAAATGCATTACCGAATCCTTGTTGTGGTATTGCCATGATTATCTCCTAACTCCTGCGGGGATTGGAGCCTGACCCCTGTTTGTATTGTTTTGTACAACTCCAATCAACATTCTTAGTAAATCTACTTGTTGTTCCTGTAAACCAAGAGCTTCCGCAGAGTTAGTATTACCTAACTGAATGCTTCTAAGGGTATCATCTAAACTCTTAGATTGTAATTGTAAGTAATCGTTGGTTTTGTAGTTTAAAGCTTCTTGTGCCGAACGACTTAGCCTATCTCGTTCTTCAGCCAACCTTTTGCGTTCTTCTGCTGCTGCCTGTTTCTTAGCTTCATCACCTTGATCATCCTTAGATGTTTCTTCATCACTGAAGAAGTTTAATATTTCAGGTAAGAAAGTCATGAGCAATGATACTAGTATTCCTATAGGCCCCAAGAATCTTCCAACAAACCCTAGTAATCGAGAAAACATGCCGAGTCCTCTGCCCACCATAGAAATTGCACTACCTATGCCCCCTATAGATTTACCTAAAGCTCTAAGATAAATTGAATTGCTGCGGAGGCTCGTAGCCATTGTCCCCATCGACCTAACAAGCGATCCAACAATGATTTGACTTCCAACAAATAAAAGAGTCTTTACTAAAATGCCAATGTGTTCTACTAAAAATGGAACTACTTTACTTGCTAAATCTTGTAAATAAGTAGTGGCTTGATTAAGCGCATTCTCTAAATTTTTAAACGGATCTTCCGCCTTCGCGCCTTCAATTCCCGGTTTCTCTAGAGGGGTCATCTTTGAAAGTTGTTCAATCGTAGTAACAAAATCTTTTCCTCCAAAGTAATCACCTAACCTTTGCAACGCAACAGTTTGGCTACCCATGCCCCCAAGAGTTCCTCGCATGATATCTATCTGGGGCTTCATCGTAGCGACAACAGACATCAAAGCTTGTTGAATTTCTTCTTGCGTTGCCGTCTGACTTGTAAGGACATCAATTTCATCTTGCAAACCAAACTGCAAAGCTCTACCAAAGAAATCAGGATTCATCAACTGATCCGTCAATCGTTTGAATGGATCTCCAGCACCTGCACCGAATTTTCCTTCCAAGCTGGCTATTGCAAGGCTAAACTCTTTTGTGACCCCAAAGAATGCCAAATCCAAATTATCAGCCAAGTCAGCCATCGCCCCAATCAACTTGTCTGTTGACATTTTAAAGGTGTCACGCATGCGTGCAAGTCTTACAGACATGTCGGAAAGTTCTGCGTTATTCGCACCGCCAGTAACTACTAATCTTCTAAAGGTTTGTTGAAGAATTCTAGAATCCCCGCCTGCGGCCCTAGTTTGCAAACTTAACAACCTGACTTGTTCATTGTTTATGGATAGTCCAGCATCCAACATTTCCAAGGCATTGGTAAGTTCTTCATTTCTACCAGAAAGTTTACCTAGTTCTGGTCCCAAAGAGTCCGCTACTGAAGCAATGGTTGCGCCTTGTCTAGTAGCTTCCTTGGAAATAGAATCGGCCTGTTTTATGAAGTTGGACATGGTGCCAACTAAATCAGTTAAGTTATTCGCTCCAATTAAACTACCTAAGACATCCCCAGCACCTTCCATCAAAACTCTTAAATCAGGGGGTGGTGCGCGTCGCGCCCGAGGAGGTGGTGGTGGGGGAGGGGGAGGGGGTGGGGGCGGTGGCGGAGGAGGTGGAGGTGGAGGCATCCCCATTTTTTTAGTTAAGGCTAGGATAGAAGTGTTTAATTTTTGTAAATTTTTATTATTAGTATTTAAAGTTTTATTATTTAAAGTTAGAGCCTTAACCATCCCGGAAATTCCGTTAGGCCCTTTAAGTGCATTAGCGATTGTATCTAACGGATTTTTACCAGAAGCCATTATTCTTCAACCTCATCTTCTTCTGCGGATGGCAATTTTTTTATATCTATCTGGACTTGTACCAAATCACTTATTTTAGATAGATTGTATGTTCTAAAACTACCAGTGCCAAAAATAGCTCTAAGTCCTCTGTGGACTGTCGTATAACTAGCACTTCGTCTATTTTTATATAGGGTTTTCAATACCTGAGCACTTATTTGCGGTGCTGTAGTTGTGAGTTTAAAACAAGCAACCAATAAATTCCCCTGTCCACTCAAAAATATTCCGTTTCCTCTTTTAACTTTAACTACGAAAACGAACAGTCTGCTACCCCCAGAATAAGTAAAAGATAATACATCCCCCGGAGAAATAAACCCAGCACTTCTAGGAATAAGAGAAATTTGATCTTGATTTATGTCTTGTAAATAATCTTTTCCTTTTTCGTATAAATTTTCGTACTTATTCATGTATAATCCTTTAGGTGTATTATGAGCGAAAACATAGATGAAAATATAGTGGACTTTTTAGATTTAATAAATTTTACTTTATCAAACCAGTTTGAGGAAAGATGGAGACATAGATTCAGTTCTTCCTTTATAAAACTATTCCAATTAAAATTATTGGAAAGTATGGACAACCAAAAACCAATAAAACAGTCTACCTTATTTACCTACTTAACAAAAAGATGTAAGTATTCTGAGGAAGAGGTAACTAATTTTTTTAAAGCCATAGAAATTGACCTGTACGACCCTATCATTCAGTATGACCGGAAAGCACAATCTAAACAGACCTGACTACGAGAGATTAATTTATCTAAACATGCCAAAATCACCCGTTCCTGACTATTACGGGTGTGTTTCATTTTTTGTAGTCTTTGGCGTGTTATTTTATTTACTTATTAAGTTTATTTTCTTTTATTGAGTTCTTAGCTTCCTCAATTCTACACTTGACATCCTCTGCGCTGTGGAATTCGGTACACTTATCCTTGTACCCGCACCAATTGCAGAACTCGTTTTTTCTAGGTGAGAAATCTTCTTTTTTCTTTTTTCGGATGTCCCAGATGTCCTTTTTAACTTCATTTACATATTTGTGAATTTGCCCCGGCAGGTATTGAACAAACACAAAATTATTAGTCAGGGGATAGTAGTGGGCTGCAATGACCTTGTTGACAGGAATCTTGAAATGCTCTGATACCGCATAGGTGTATGCTTTCAATTGGTCATTGTTGAATAACTCTAACTTAGTTTTCTCATCCGCGCTAGTCTTGTAGTCAATAATTAAGTAGTTACCTTGCTTTGATTTTATAACACGGTCAATGACTACTCGCTGATCCGTGCCCTCTATCAGCCCTACCTTAAAATCTAACTCGGTTCCTATCGTTTCCTCTAGTGTTGCGTTAAACCTGAGGAAGTTCTTGAGGCATATAAAAACCTTCTTCTCGTAGCTATCATTGAAGGTATAGTTCTGACGCTGTTCCTCAGCGATCTTAACTAGCTCATCGTAGGTTTTAGCCTTAACCCCAAGCTCAAAAATCTTATGAATGTACGAGCCAAACTGCATGGCATCAGCGTTGTTGCTAGTCTCAGGGATGCGCTCGTAGTACTTCAATAAGAACT